GAACTCTTAGCATTGGTCTCGCTAAGTTTAGCGGCGTCTCGGGCAATCTCAGCAGCCTTTTGAGCGGCCTGAGCTGCTTCAGCATCCGCTGTCGCTTGTGCCCCGAGAGTTTCGACCTCATTTTTAATTACTTTGGTGCGCTCTTCAGCGGCCTTGGCCTCGGCTTCGCTGAGTGCGGCAGCATTTTTAGATTCTTCTGCATCACGGGATGCCTGAAGAGCTGCTGCCTCCGAATTCGCTGCATGGGTCTCAGACTCCTTAGCGTTATTGGCCGCGCCAATGGCATCATCGGAATACTGTTTTGCCAGGGTTTCAGATGCCTTAGCGGCAGCCTCGGAAAGTGCGGCCTTCCCAGCGGAATCCAGAGCCTCAGCTGCCTTTTTGGTAGCGGTGTCTGCCTCTGTCTTGGCTTTCTCGGCAGAGGCAGCGGCAGAGTCCTTGGCCGTAGCCGCAAACTCCATAGCGTTGGAAGACTCTACATTCATAGCGGCCAAAGCATCATGGATGGAACCACGCACCTCTTCGCCGTAAATTGCCTCCAGGATTTTCTTTAGAAAACTGCTGATATCGGCCAAATTAACTCACCCCTTCCTAATCTTCCAGCATCCAGTCAATGGCCAGAATTTCTTCTCCCGATAGAGTTCCAATGGCATCATCGTACTTTGCCATCATTAACTCCACTTCATGTTCCATCTCATTGAAGGGAGCTAATTCATCGCAAAATTCCTTGAAATTCGGGGAATCCACTTTGAGAGTATAGGTTGGCGCGCCTCGTTCATCCGTACCTTTCTCGCCATATTTCTCAATGAGACTCAGGCGAATCGTATCAAACTCCGTAATGGAGTTGGAAAGAAACCGATAATTCCGAGCAGCGACATATCCGACCTTATCCCGATGAGAAAGCAACGGTTTTAGAGAATGAAGCCGTTCAAGAGCTTCAGAGTTTTTTATTTTCACTTTCATAGCAGCATTTATCCTCCTGTACCCAAATCAAGTCCTCGAACATCGGCCCCACTGAAATCAACTGCGCCATTAAAATACACAACACCATAGCGATCACCAATGGTGATATAACCACCACAGGGACTATAAATGTTGATATAGGGCGCATCGCTCTCATAATATTCGATTGTGAACATGTGATAACGACTGTTTCCATAAGGCCCATACAAGTTAAAGCTTCCATAGTCTCCGCCTGCGATTACATTGAATTCGCTTCCGTAAAACTCGCCGCCTTCTATGACCGGAGCCCTAATCGTAGTGGAGTCGATGTAGGTCGACTTGATATATCGAGGAAGTTCAATGGAATTGGCTAACTTATATGCATCATTCGCTCGATCATAAGCAGTTTCAGCCTCCCAATAAGCATCGTCGGCCCTGTTATAAGCGTCATTTGCCAAAGTATAGGCCGGATTATAGGCCAGATTGGTATTATTGACGCTTGCCCAGTTGATAACGCTTCCGGCGCCCATTGTTACCTGACCATTGATAGTGATGCGCCCTGTGGAACTTACAGCAAAAGTGATTTCCCCTGTACTCTTATTGGTCACTGTTAAACCATAAAGGTCCAGATATTCCGCTTTGAACTTATCACCTGTCAGCATACTGTTTCCGTAAGGGTCCAGAAAATCCTCCGCTTGTACTACACCCCCAAAAGAACCCTTGGCGGCCAGCAGTGTTCCGGCAAAGGTACCTCGCCGAGCAGTCAGATTTCCCTGTTCATCCACGATGAAGTTATCACCAATGTTAATAGACCCCTTCTTCATGATCAGCGTACCCGTTTCCATGTCCAAGGAGAAGTTTCCGCTGATGTCCTTTAGCACACCTGCTCGAATTACATCAGCATTGAGTACACCAGTATTGACATAGTCAGCCACAATAGAACCATCCATGGTCATAGCCAACCCAAAGGTTTTACCGCCATCATTGGAATAACCCAAACCGTTCATGTTCCATTTCCAGAGCTTATCAGCCTTGGTATAATCTCGAACATTGGAAATATACAATGTCTCCGAGCCATACTCGTCCTGAGTGATGGTGATATAGCCCGTGGTGGCCATCTTCATGATCTCAGTGGCATTTTCTTTGGCCTCTTTGAGAATGGAGTGGGCCTTGGGAAGATTTTCAATCTTCGCCAGCACATCAGAATTGGTTTGGTTGTTGACGCTGGTAAGGCTGACCTGTACGGTATCTCCCATTTTGAACTGGGTGTTCTCTGGATGGTCCAGCGGGATCTCCAGCTTGGTCACCGGGAACATGCGGTCCAATCCGTGGGGTCGGGAGATGACACGGATCTCATCCAAGAGCTTGACAGCCTCAGTATTTACATCCAGATAGTGGAGGTCGAGAGCGCTCAGTTCCAGCTCCAGGTTGTCAAACTGAAGATCTGCTAAATACTCCTTGGCTTTCTCCAGAAGTACCTCCGGGTCGCTTACATCATCCCAGTTCACCGTCTTGACGATCCAGCCGTGGTTTTGGACGGCCTCGTCCGATTGAACATACAGGCTCCCGTCATTTACGCTTTCTACTGTCAGGTAGGCGTCCAGCGCCTCGATAGGGCTCTCGTCCAGTCGAGTTCCAAGAGGAACAATGGCAGTCGCATACTCGGCAGAATCCCAATTCCGGACAAAGTCAATGAGATTAGAACCGAACTGGATCACCTGGCTGCAAGTGTCGGGAAATTCCTTCAGATAATCCACATACCGAATCCCATCCACCTTTCGGATGCGGATGTGTCCGCCATAGGTCTCCACCAAGGCATTGATCAGCGCCATAGTCTTCTCGTAGTTGGTGTAGTAGGTAGGGAAGTTTTCATCCACTACCGTAACCGCACCGATAGCGAAGCGCCGATTGGCGCCAACCTGGGAATTGTGGACAGCAATCAGCTGTTCCAAATACTCTCGGATAGACTTTCCGGCATACTCCGCCGGAGGTTGAACCGAGTCGTTGAAAAATGCCAGTTCACCCTCGCAGTAGAGCACCCGGTTGTTCCAGAAGTCTTTGCTTTCTGAGAGTACCCGCCCCGACCAGATCTCTTCCCCGTGTTTTTTCACAGAGATGTCTGTGACCATACGGACAATGGTGCTGTAGGCCTTGTTAGTATGGGGAAGCGTCAGCTCCAGGGAACCGGCGGCACTATCCTCCATAGTCAGCTTGGGGTTTACAACCTTCATGTCATCCAGCGAGAATACATCGTTATAGATGCAAATGCCATCTGCATAAATGCTATACATCGGTCACAGCCTCCCCACTCTGAAGTCCACGGAAACAGTCCCCGTTCCGGTATCACACCACAGCTCCAGGGTGGCTCCCTGATCGCCGAAGAACACAAGCTCCGGGAATTGGATCAAGCCGTCGGTCAGTAACTTGGTTTCATCCAGACCCAGTGTGGGATTGATGAATCGAATATGCACGCCACGCTGGTCGGAGCTGGTCACAAGAAATTGAGGGCAGACAGGAGCCCGTCCAAACAGATCAGCCGCCAACTTGACCGTCCTCTTTTCCGTTGTGACAGCCAGATTCTTGAACAACATGGGTCGGATGACACCATTTTGAAAGTTGAACGGGTCCCACAGCCAGTCGTCTGTTGAAGACAACAGCGACCACTTATAGGGCCCCACATCATAGTCGATGGTGATGCGCGACCAGTCCTTTTCTGACTTCCATACATTGACCGTGAAGCGTCCCTCGTAGAAATACTCCGGGTCGTCTTCCAAGATCGCGCGCATTTTCTGTCCATGCAGATAGTCCATAATGTCGGAGTAGGCCATGTGCCAGGGCTTGAAATCGTTCATCACGATAAATTCGATCGACCCCGTCCGGTTCTGATACACCGGATACCCGGTGAGAGACTGAGATAAATCAATTACCCCGTCTCCACCGGGAATTTCCAGCGTCGTTACCTTTTGGGCGGGAGGATTGAATAGCGGACGGGAGGCGGGAACCAGCCGCCAATCGTCCCAGGTGTTTTTGTCCCCAAAGATAACCGAGTGGTACAAGCTTAGTTCCCCCTTCCTCTTCGTGTCACCCTCTGTCCGAGGGCATTGTCCATAGGTCCTGCCATCTCGCCGACCAGAGTACCGGTGTCCAGCACGACCCGCATCCGTTCCATGCGCTCCGTCATCTCTGCCATTTCACTGCGCAGGGCACGAAGCTCCTCCACAACATCGTCGTTATCCACATTTACCTTCAGTCCGCCACTTCGCCCAGACTCAGCAAATGCCAAACTGGCTTGGCCGACAAGACCGATGGTTCTCTGTGGATAGAACAGGTTGCTAAGTTCCTCTGCTCCATGCATCACATTGGAGAGGTCGAGTACGGGGCGGATCGTAGGTTGCGCATCCATATCACCATTGAGAAGTTCTGCTGCAATAGACATGGCATTAGAGAGCCCGTCTGTTGCGGCATCTGCCATATTGGCTCCAGCAGCATAGGATTTCTCTGCATAACCGACCAGTCCGTTCACAAAGCCAAGCCCCGTAAAGTCGCCCAGCTCCTCGAAGACCCGGGAGGGAGAGTTGATCTCCAGCGTATCCTTGACCGCTTCCACACCGGCGAGCGCCATATTGGTCAGCTCATCCAGAAATACAGATTTCGATAAGGAGACACCTTCCGCAAGGCCGGCGGGGATCTGCTGTCCAGTTTCCGTCCATCCCGCTTCTTTCAGGATCTTAGTAGCTACATCCGTCATTTCCTGCATTTCGGCCTCGGTGTCTTTCTTGATGAGGCCTACATTCTCCGCAAATTCCTGACGGAGCGATGCCAACTGGCTGCTGGTGTCCGCCTCAAGCTGAGCCAGCTCTTCCTGCCATGTGATCCGATATGCTTCCAATTCCGCTTCCGCGTCGACACGCAGTTGTGCGATCTGTTCCTGCGTTTCAATACGCATACCTTCCAGTTCGCTGACGGCCTGCTCACGAGCTTGAGCATGCTTGATCGACCAGAGGGATACATACTTATCAAGCTCATCATCGCTCATAGAGTTGAGTGCTCGAATCTCTTCAATAGCGGACGGCCCCATTTCCTGGAGCTCAGAAATCAAATCTGAATCTACACCTCTTGCGGAGAGCTGATCGAGAATATCCTGCCACTCGCCGAATTCCTGGACCTGACCCTCCAGATTTTTCATCAGCGTATCACTGCTGACTGCTTCTTTCTTCGTCACCTCGTCAAAGAGACCATAGGATTGGTAAAGACTATTGGTGCGAGATTCAACGGCATTCTGGTACTGGTCATTCAGAGATTGAATATCTCGTTCCAGTTGGTCATTGATAGACTGGACTTTGCTGGCATACTCCTCTTCCAACTGAATCCGCTTCTGATTGGCAGATTCCTGAACACTCTGCACATCAGCAATGTACTGTTTCTGAGCCTCATAGATTTCCTTCTCCAACTGATAGACTTTCAGATCCATCTCCTCGCGCTCTTCTGTTCCGGCTGCATACCGGCTCTGTACGCGCTTATATGCGGCAAGTTCATCTGCAAGGCTCATACGACCGTAGTTCTTCTCCTTCTCGATCCAGTCCATAGAGTTCTGATAAGACTCATCTATAAGCTGATTTCGAAGAGTATAGACTTTCCGGTCAATTTCCATCCGCTCTTCGCTACCCTCCATGTATCGGGTCTGCATCCGCTCATAAGCGGCCAGTTCCTCTTCGGTGCTCAAGCGATTGTAATATTTCTCTTTCTCGATCCAATCGAGAGAGGCCTGATAGGTGGATGATACCAGTTCATTTTGAAGTCGATAGACCTCACGGTCAATTTGTTTCCGCTCCTCAGAACCGGCTTTATACTTCTTCTGAAGATTTTCCCATCCGGCCAACTGGTCTTTCAGACTCAGCTCGTCGTAATAGGTCTTCTCATCGACCCAATCCTTCCAAGCATCGATGCCCTTATTGCTGACATTGATAACCTCACCGATCATATTGGAAGTAGCCTGTGCGGCCGGAACGATACTATTGTTCACGCCAATGGCCAGACCTTCGCCAATATTCTCGCCCAGATAGATAAACTCCCGGGAAGGAGAATGGCTGTCCAAAGCCTTCTTTGCTGCATTCAAAGCAGCGAGGCCAAGACTGCGGCCTGCCGAACTGGCGCTTCCGAGTTTAGACTGAATACCGTTCACGAAACCCTGACTGGCATTTTTACCGGCGGTCTCGAATTCG